CAAGTTCCTCCTGAAAGTTGGTTGTCAAAAGATGCTTTAACCGAATTACAATTTATTGAAAAAAATGGATTTAGAACACATCATCATAGTGTAACTCGGGGTGGGTTAGGATGTTTCTTAAGTCATTATAATTTAGCAAAGCAATTAGTAGAAGATAATAGTGTCGATGCGTATTTAATTTTTGAAGATGATACTACCATGTTGCCAACAACTTACAACCAAATAATGAAATCTTTACAAGAAGCACCTAAAGATTGGGATATGCTATTGTTTTATACGATTCGCGCGGTTGGACATAGTGAAAACAAAACTTTCAATAAATTAAAGTCTTTTTGGGGAATGAATTGTTATATTTTAAATAAAGAGGGTGCCAAAAAATTTGTAGATGACGTTGACAAAACAAAAATAGATGGTCAGGTTGATTGTTATTTATCACGCATGATTCAACAAAAAAAAATGAATATTTATTCAACAAAAACCCATTTTGTATCATCAAATTCAATAGATACAAATATTCAAACATTATTAAAACCTCAACAAAATGTGGATCCGTATGACTATAAAGGATATCGTATATAATACGAAAATAAAACCTGTCATTAAATTAAGGTTGTTCATGTCATACCAGGGAATTCAATATACATCGTCAAAATTGCCTAGCGATTTTAATTGGAAAACATATTTAGAAATAAATGACGATGTAAAAAATGTATATAATGATGAAGAAGGTGCCAAACAACATTATTTGCGAGATGGTATACACCAACGACGATTATATAAAACGGTTAATTTACCTACAAATTTCGATTGGGAAATTTATTTAGGATTAAATCCGGATGTATATATTGTTTGTAAGAGCAAACCGGCATCTATTATGCATTTTGAAAAACACGGATGTTCTGAAAATCGTAAATATACATTACAACATGGAGACATAAAAGACGATTTTCATTGGGAAAAATATGTATTGCGAAATCCTTCGTTAAAATCAATAGTTAAAAATAAAATCGAAGCAATTTGTCACTATTATAAAATTGGGAAAAAAAATAAACTTTCTTATGAATACGATTTACCGGAACCACAAAAAGTACCTGAAGATTTCGATTGGAACATTTATTGCGAATTAAATGGTGATGTAAAAGCACGTTGTAATAATAAATATGCTGCTGAACAACATTATTTGGATGAGGGTCTCAACCAACAACGTCATTATAAAGTACCAGCAAGTGAAATTCCTGAAGATTTTGATTGGAAAACGTATTTGGAACTAAATACAGATGTAAAACGTATTTATCCAAATGAAATTTTGGCAAAACTACATTTTTTTATAACAGGCAAGAATGAAAAACGCTCTTACCGTTTTTATCATACTCCAGAAAACTTTGACTGGAAATTATATTTAGATTTAAATAGTACTATTACCCCCGACTATAGGGTCAATGAATATACCGCAAAATTACACTATGATCTATTTGGACATCCTCAAGGACTTCCGCATAAAACCAATTTTGATAATATTCCCGACGATTTTGATTGGAAAATGTATAAAATAATGAATCGTGATATAGTCGATATATGTACAAATGAAATCACGTCAAAATGTCATTATAGTGAATATGGAGTTTATCAAGCGCGAAAATATAAAAAGACATCAGAAGACTTAGAAATGGAGCAATCGGTCAAAGAATATGTGAATCATCCCTTTTTATTTCATAAATACTTATTGGGTATATCTTCCAAAACCAGTTCAATCCCATATAAGGAAGTTTTTGTCTCCAAATACAAAGATACTTATAAATTGGTAGCACATTTACATTGTTATAATATTGATCAATTCCATGGATTATATGACCCCTATTTGGAACAGATAAAACAACATTGTGAGTTACTGATAGTGACATTTACGATTGGAAATAGCGAAAATATGCGTAAAGATAGTTCGATTACATTGCTACAATGTGATAATATTGGTATGGATATAGGTGGAAAGTATGTATGTAATTATTATTTGAAAAAAAGGGGTATTTATTACGATTCTATTCTATTTTTACATTCCAAAACAGATGCTAGTTTGCGAAAACTTTATTGGGAACCATTGATTCATAATTTGTCTGATATTAAAGAGGGTTTAGAAAACGAATCGATTGGTATATACGTTCCACCACTTGTTTATATGGGCGATTATGCGTGTGTTATTTACAAAGATCATTTCATTGAACCAAGAAACATTACATGTAAATGGAATTTGGGAAATTCTCTTTATGTAAATGATCTAGATCGATATTATGATTTAAATCGGAAAAATTATATGTTTCCGGAGGGAAATTGTTTTGTGTGTAAGAAAAAAATTGCTGATGGGTTATACGGTAATTACAAAGACTATTATTTATTAAACAGCAACAAAACATTTGATGCGGTTTGGGTGAAATCCTATTATGGAGGGAAAAAATTAAAGCAAATGGGTCCCACTGTCCAAGATATTTTCCGTTTTTTTAAATCGTCGCGTTCTCGTCCACCATTGTACCCAAATAACATTGCGTGGGGTGCGGGACATAAAGGACATCCTGACAATATGTACGAACATGTTTTTGAACGTATGGTATTTAAAATGACACAAAAGCATGGGTACAAAATCAAAGTGATGCCTCATAGTGATGAACCCGGATTTATACGGAATTTACAAGTATTTAATGATAAAATTAATGAATTAATGGTATAAGCATATAAAAACGAATATGTATGATATTGTGGGTATAACCCTTCTGAATTAAAATAAATATTTTAATTCTGTGTCCGGGTTTAGCTCAGTTGGTAGAGCAATTGACTGTAGTGGTTTCAACAAATATCGATAGGTCACCTGTTCGAATCAGGTAATCCGGAATTTATACCCATTTTTTTATGGTTATAAATTATAATGGCAACAAAAAGATCGCGTTGTAAAAAAGGGACCCGTAAAAACAAAAAGACAGGAAATTGTGAAAATGTCTTGGACAATACATGTTCTATATGTTTAGACAGAATCATTTCTGGAAATGTGAAAACCAAATGTAAACATAATTTTCATAAAAAATGTTTGATCGGATGGTGTAAAAGTCAGTCGCTTTTGACTGCCCCTCCATGCCCTATTTGTAGAAGGAATATCAAGGATACTTGTAAAAAAATCATGCCATTTGATAGTCATGAAGTGTTTCGTTTTATTCCCACGTATGGGGAGATTACCGATATACGAAAAGAACAAATAGAAACCATTATAAAACACAAAGACTTTGATGTAAATGTGAAACAATACCTTGAATATAGTAGTCATACAGTTACTTTTACTGTACTTGAGTCTTTATTAGCAACCAGGAATAGCGCAGATCTAGTTGAATATTTGTTGAAGCAACCTGGAATTGAAATAAAAGATGAAGTTGTATCGAGACTCATATCATCACGATCTGACAATATGTTGAAATTATTTAAGAAATATAAAAAAATCCCCAAGTCGTTGAAAAATTTAATCTAAAATTTGGATTTCACATATATTTTCCCAAAATTGTAAAAATGAACCAAATTGTTGAAATAATACACGAGTTTTCCGCCTCCCTTGTAATAATTATTTTGATATATACTCTCTCTATTTCCAATATAACCTATTTGCCCTTTATCTTGGAATACAAATTCGTCCTTTTTAGGAAATTTTTGGTTGAACTGTTTTGCCAAATAGGTTCCTTGTTGATACGCAACTTGCGCGGTTGGTGGATTGCCACTAAACGCACAATCGCCTATAGCAAACAAATTTTTCTGTCCTTGAATATGTAAAAATTTATCCACGGGTATGCCGCGATTATTTTCTAATTGTAATTGATCATTCACTGTTTTACTCAATTCGCTCATTTTAATTCCTCCGCACCAAATTGCCATGTCAAATTGTACAGAAGGTTTGTCTTTTATATCCAAAGATTGTTTGTCTATTTTTTGAACCAAACTTTGAAAATACATGGACACACTTTCTTTTTCCCATGATTTCACCACTTTTTCGGACAATGTTTTATCAAACGTATTTACAGGTCTGTCAAGTGCGTCAATTCCCACTATTTTGAATTTACGCATGTCTACTAATGAACCAACGAGTTCCGTTCCTGCAAGACCACATCCAATAACGGCAATGACTGAATCTTTTGGTAGTTCTAATAATTTGGATTTAATTTGATTACTATCATCCAACGTTTTTAAATAATGAGTATTTTCTTGGACACCGGGAATATTAAATGTATTTACTTCAGCACCATGAGAAAATACGAGAAAATCATATTTCTTTTCTTGGACTGTTTGTTTTTTAAAATCCACTGTTTCGATTTTATCGTTGACAAACTCCAATGATTGTTTTAATTGATCTACATTGATGGTGAGATCGCGATCATGTTTCACATTTTGTGCCAATAAAGGTGTATATAAGAAGTGGTCATGTTTTGAAAATAGTGCAACATCATATTGGTTTGTATCAATATGTTGAATAAAGCCTAAAGACCCCCACCCATAACCAACAAGTATAATTTTTTCCTTTGTCATTGTATTTTTATATACTATATGAAGAAAACAATGAAATATGGTACATCCGGATTTCGAACCCATCATAGTGAAATTGAAGAGATTGCGGTTCAACTGGGTACAGCAATGGCATTATTATCATCGTATAAAAGACAATCTTTTGGAATCATGATTACGGCTTCCCATAATCATCATGAAGATAATGGTGTAAAAATTATGGATAATAAAGGACACATGGTTTCCGAAGATATAGAAAAATATTTAGAAAACTTCGTAAATAATATGTATCAAGATGATCCAGGTCAAGGACCACCCTTTCGACCAGCTATACACGTAGAAGATGATGTTGTGAAAGTATTGAATGATAATAACATAAGCATTGTTATTGGATACGATTCACGTAAAAGTAGTCCGACAATTGCGAAGCTCATTCAAAAGGGGGTTTTTAGAACGAATTTAAAATTTCCTGTTCAAATTTTACCCCATGTTACAACCCCCGAATTACATTATGTGTTTGCGAAACAAGACATCGATTATTTTACCTATTTACAACAATGTTCAGATAAAATACATTATCCTTGTGTGGTCGATTGTGCCAATGGAATTGGGTCCAAGAAACTTCTAGAAATAAAAAACGATCGTATTTCGTTAATTAATTATTCTTGGACACAACCAAAATTGTTGAATAATGAATGTAGTTCTGATTATGTATGTTCTAATAAAAAAATGCCACAACAAAGTGCCAAATATTTCACCAGTTCATTACGCGCATCTTTAGATGGGGATGCCGACCGCATAGTCTTTTACTTTTTACACCAAACTCAATTTATCATATTAAATGGCGATTATATTGCTGCTCTTATTCTAACCTATTTGTCCAAGAAATTGGAAAATCAATCAGAAAAACTTACGTTAGGGTACATATACACTGGTTATACAAATCAAGCGTGTGTAGACTATGTGAAATCACTTGTTTTCCCTGAAAACGTGGAATTATCTTGTATATGTACTGCTACAGGTGTGAAACATTTACATCGCGAGGCGGAGAAAATGGATATTGGCATTTATTTCGAACAAAATGGACATGGAAATGTCATGTTTCAAAAGACCATTCCCGAAATACAAGATCTACAATCCATGTTTCATCCTAATATTGGAGATGGAATATTAGATTTATACGCAACATTGTTTATTCTACAAGAACTTAAAATGGAACCAAAAGATTGGTATGAATTATTCGAACCCAAATTTTGTTTATTGACAAAACAATGTGTCCAAGATAAAAATGTGTTTCAAAGTTCACATGATGAATTGACATTAATAGAACCCGTTTTTATTCAACATTATATTGATTCGTCGTGTAATAAAGATGTTCGCGCATTTGTTCGCGCGTCTGGAACTGAAAATGTTGTTCGACTTTATGTAGAAGGTGAAAATGTGGAAAAGGTGAAACAAATTCAACGCAAACTTTCTCTTTTTATAGAAAGACACATGAATCCGATAAAATTCCAAGCAAAAGAAGAACAATTTATTATTCGAAATATAGATGAAACAGATATTAGTCGAAAATATTACGAACTTCTTGGACAATTAACGCAAATAGATCCCAAAATGATGGATCGCGAGAAAACAACGGAGTTCTTGGACTCTCTTAATAATCATCATTGTATTTTTGTTGTGGAACAAGAAAGTACCAAAGAAATCGTGGCATCAGGAACATTGTTAATTGAAAAGAAATTAATCCGCAATTATGGAAAAGTTGGACATATAGAAGATATTGTAGTACATGAAAAGATGAGAGGATATGGTTTAGGAAAAAAAATGATCGATCATTTAAGCGAAGAGTCCAAGAAAATGGGATGTTATAAAATAATTTTAGATTGTTCGGATGAAAATATCGGATTTTACGAAAAATGTGGATACAAAAGAAAGGGTGCACAAATGGCCAAGTACTTTTAGGCGTTTTGAAAAGAAAAAACATTTTAGAAAAATACATAAAGAATATAGATCTAATTATATTACAATTAGATCTAATGGAAAATTTATCATTGGCCGTAATAAACTTGAGAACAAATAAAGAAACAGCATTGGCATCGAGTCAAGTTTTTATTAATAAATCACCGGACTTTCAAAGAAGTTATGAAGCATGGGACGATAAACTACGAACCAGATTTATTGAAACCATGTTACTTAATCGTGCTACTAATCCAATTTGGACAATATTAAATGATCACGACGATTCAGAAGAAATATTGGATGGAATGCACCGAATTACAACAGCTCTCGCGTTTTTTAATAATGATTTTTCAATCAATAAAAACTATTTATTATCTATTGATTCTGAACTTTATCATAAAAAGAAATTTGGAGATTTAAGTTCTGACGATAAATCAAAAATTCGCAATTATAATTTCACATTTAATAAATTAGATTCTTCTTACAAAAATAATACAAATAAACTACGAGATATGTATGAAATATTGAATCGTTCAAGTAAAACATTAACCGATTATGAGTTTAATAAAGTGATGTTAACGCCTTTTTATGACATTATTTCAACTCACAAAGAAGGTTTGATGGAATTAGATTTTTTTCAAAAAAAAGATAAAAGAGGAAATGTCGATGTAGAAATAATTGAAATGTTGGTTTTAACATATGACTTACCAAATTGCTGGTCGTCAATCACAAAATTAACAGATGGGTGGATTAAAAAAAATATCGGTGATACAACGGAAAGTGTATCTGAATTTGTTAAAAATAGCAAAACAGATATTGATGATAAACTTGTATTAATGCGTAAATTAATAAAACTTTTCAAAGAGAGTGAATTATTTTCCAGCAGAAAAGGAAATCAAAAAAAATACTATTTAATATATAAATTTATTGTTGCAAGATGTTGTTTCTTTATGAAATCATATTCTTCATTGAATAGAATCGCAGGTAATCTTAAACATTCTTTGTTAGAAATTTTAACTGAAAACTACGTAAAAGGGAATAGAAATGCTGTATTTCAAAAAAATGTATTAAATGATATTGATGAAATTATAAAAAATACTATAAGCAATGATGAACATATAAACAACCGATTGTTTACAAAAAAACAAATTTCTGAAAAACTTGCTTCTCAAAATAATATTTGTCCATTCTGCGATTTAGTAATCAAATCAACCGATGAATATCATGGTGATCATATTCAATCATGGACTTCAGGGGGTCCTACAATTATTGAGAATTTACAAGTATTACACAAAAGATGTCATCAACAAAAAAATGCTTGAAATTATAATTTAGAAAAAATATCATATTCTGTTTTACTTGATAAAATAACAGGTGTTTTTTTATGTAATTTTTCAGGATAAGGGATGTCTAATATATTCGTGGTCCCGTCTGTAGCAATACCGCCTGCCGTTTCGAATATATGAGCAAACGGATACGCCTCATATAGCAAACGAATTTTGCCGGAAAGATTACTCTCATTTGCGGGATAAGCAAAAAACCCACCTTTAATGAGTGTACGATGTCCGTCGGCAACCATACTTCCCACCCAACGTGCGTTGTATTTTTGTTCAATCATAGTTTCAATAAAAGGTTGAAATCTTTTATCACACCATTTATGTTTGTGCGCTTCGTTTAGGGAAAAGATGGTTCCTTTTTCTTGAATTTTTAGATTTTCATGAATTTTTGAAAACCCATTCTTTGATGAAATATATTTAGAAAAACATCCAGTTGATGGAATATATTGATACATGGAAACAATTCCATTATGTGCCAATATATATTGACAGCATCCTCCGTATAAACAATAACCAGACATGACCATATTGCGACCACTTTCTATTTTGCCATGTTCATCATATTGATATACTGCGAAAATGGTGCCAGTGGTAATATTTACATCTACATTGGAAGATCCGTCTAACGGATCGTAACAAACTAAATAAGGGGCATCAATATGAGTAGTTTCATAAAGTTCGTCTTCTTCTTCTGAA